ACGTGCTAAACGTTGAGTTCAACCTTTATGGTTGGGCTCGTGGTATGTGCAAGATGGGCGACTATTACCTTTATCTCGACGTTGATGAGAAAATAGGTGTAAAGTCTGTTCTTTCCCTTCCCTCAGCAGAAGTCGAAAGACTAGAAGGCGAGGACAAAACAAACCCGAACTACATTCAATACCAATGGAACTCCGCAGGTATGACCTTTGAAAACTGGCAAGTAGCACACTTCCGTATTCTTGGTAATGACAAGTATGCTCCATACGGAACATCGGTGCTAGAACCAGCCAGACGCATTTGGCGTCAGCTAACAATGCTTGAAGACGCAATGATGGCTTACCGTATTGTTCGTTCGCCCGAGAGAAGAATTTTTTACATTGACGTTGGTGCTATTGCTCCCGAAGACGTTGAGCAATACATGGAGAGGGTTAAAACCTCACTAAAAAGAAACCAAGTTGTAGATCCCGACACAGGTCGCGTTGACCTTCGCTACAACCCAATGTCTATTGACGAGGACTATTTTATTCCCGTCCGTGGTGGTCAAAGTTCTCGTATTGAGAACCTTCCCGGTGGTGCTTTCACAGGCGACATTGACGACGTAAATTATCTCCGTGACAAACTGTTCTCCGCTCTTAAAATTCCACGTTCTTACCTAGCCCGTGGTGAAGGTGCAGAGGAAGACAAAACAACCCTAGCCCAGAAAGATATTCGTTTTGCCAGAACTATTCAAAGACTACAACGCTCAGTTGTTTCCGAGCTAGAAAAGATTTGTATTGTTCACCTTTATGTTCTAGGATACAGAGGCACAGACCTACTTTCTTTTAAGCTCAAACTAAACAACCCAAGCAAGATTGCTGAACTACAAGAGTTGGAGCACTGGGAGAAGAAGTTCTCCGTTGCAGGTTCTGCCACAGAAGGTTTTGTTTCACGTCGATGGATAGCCACACGCCTATTCAATATGACCGACGAAGAGTTTGTTCGTAACGAACAGGAGATGTTCTATGATGCGAAGTTCAGAGCAGCAATGGAAGCCGCTGGTCAAGCACCAGAGGAAGGTGGTGATGCCGGTGGGCTCGACCTTGGTGGCGCTGATGAGCTTGACTTGGGTGGTGAAGGTGAAGAACTCGACCTTGGTGGAGAAGAAGAAGCCGGTGGAGCAGAAGAAGAAAGCCCCCTCTTGGCAACTCCTGGCGATGAAGAACTCACAGAAGCTGATGAAGACACTATTCACTATACCTTTAAAGACGGAATGACAACCACCAATAAGTCCAAAGGTAAAATGTATCAACCAGTAAAAACAGACCGCAGAAGCGAAGGTGCAAAGAAGCGCCACAACTCTGCCATTGCCAACCCTGTTGGTGGTCAGCGCACCACAGCCCGTGCCACAGGCGCGGAAGAGTTGAATAAACTCGGTAAGGGCTATGTTTTTAATGAAAGCAAAACTATTTATGAGGATATGGAGTCGGAGATTCTGAACTCTAATAAGGAAATCGAAAAACTAATCGAAAGTTTGGAGAACAAGAATGGCTAAACATAACAAGAAAAGAAACACCGCATTTTTATTTGAAGCACTGGTTCGTGAAATGACCAAGGCTGCTATTCGCGGAGACAACAAAAAGAAACAAAAAGTTTTAAAAGTTATTAAAGAGCACTTTGGTAAAGGCACCATTCTACACAAAGAACTCCAACTTTACAAAAGCATTTACGAAACAAAAGAAGCAGACCAACTTCTCGCAGCAAAAATTATTGTTGAGTGCCGCAACTCTTATCATCAACTCGATAAGAAAGAAGTATTCAAAAGACAGTCTTTTCTTATTTCAGAAGTTAATAAAACTATTTCACCACAAGTTTATAATAACTACGTTCCAAACTACCGCTCCCTAGCGAGCATCGCTCAACTCTTTTCAGACGAAACAGTTGGCAAAACAAAAGTTCTTTTGGAAACTAACCTTTTAAAAGAAATGACAGGCAAGAAAGTTCTTACTCCACAAACAAAGAGTATGGACGACTTCACATTTAAACAATACGTTAAAGTATTCAACCGTGAGTATTCTTCCCTACTACCAGAGCAAAGAGAGGTTCTAAGCCTTTTCATTGCCGACCACACTGGTTTAGTTTCTTTCCTAAACGAAGAGTTGGGTCGCCTCAAAGGCGTTCTAGCCGAAAGCCTTGACCTACCCGAAATCAAAGAAGACGAGATAATGGTCGAGAACACACAAAAAGTTATTGACATTTTAGAAAATGTTGGTAAGCAAAAAATAAATGAGAGCACAGTTATTGATGTTCTCAAAATTCAAAAGCTGGTAAGTGAGATTCAGTCCGATGACAATTAAAATAAAGATTCGCCGCCAAAAAGAAATGGAGACGCTAAAAAAGAAAGTAGCGGTCACAAAGACTATTGACGGCGACCTTATGTTTCTCACACACCCTTACCTCACCATTATTGTTAAAAAAGACAAGCTGCTTTGCTTTGCCAAAGACGGCAACTACACAGACGAAGCTTATGCAGCCATGAAGCGTCTTATGGACTACATGGTTCGCGTTGGTCTTGTAAAACCAGAAACCGTACAAGGTGGCAACATTTATGCTTCCTTGGAAGCCACATTTGGCAAACCAGTAGAAGACCGTTCCATTTTGCAACTCGCTGTTTTCCACGTTGATGAATACTTGAAAAACGAGCAAAACGAACACTACGACGAATACTACCAAGACGAATACGACGAATACCTTCTTGACCCACCAGAAGAAGACGCTACTGAACTTGGCGAAGTTCCACAAGAAGAAGATAAGGGCACACTTCCAAAAGACCCTTACATCACACCACTTGTTTACAGGATATAATGGAACTTTTAACATTTATTTTAGTAGCCTATGGGCTCACACAAATACTTGTCTATGGCTCAATACTAAAACCAATAAGACCAACAAAAGGAAAACTTGGAGAACTCTTCCATTGCCCAATGTGTATGGGCTTTTGGGTAGGGTTCTTTCTTTGCGTCATTTCTCCTTTTACACCACTATTTACATTTGAACCAAACTTCGTAACACCTATTTTATTAGGGTGTCTAAGTTCTGGGACAAGTTACATACTCTGTCAAGTATTTGACGATGAAGGAATAAAAATAAAATGGACAAAGTAAAGCTAAAAGAAATGATTAAAGAAGAGGTTCAAAACCTTCTTAGCGAAGCGTCAGATTTTGATAAGTATCAAATGATTGACCGCACAATTAGAGAGCTAAACAAAGGTGACGTTAGCGACGAAAGAGCAAGAGCAATGGCAGCAGGTCTTGCAGCTATTGTAAAAGCTCTAAGGGACGGAGAATGAGCAACATAAACATTTGGGTAGATAATCACTGGATGCTTCGCCCACCAACAAACTGCTGCAAGGGGTCTTAGCTATGTCAAAGAAACAAGTTCTAATAGAATACTTTCAACTTGAAACACTAACGGAAGCCAAGCGTGCTGACGATGGTTTCGTTTACCTAAAAGGTCTCCTTCAACACGCCAACAAAAAGAACGGCAACGGCAGAGTTTACCCACCCCGCGCTCTCCAAAGAGAAGTCGAGAACTACAAAAAAATAGTTCGTGACCGCAGAGCATACGGAGAACTCGATCACCCCGATACATCAGTCGTGGAACTAAAAAACGCATCACACCTTGTAACAGAAATCCATATGGATGGCGATGCAGTTTACGGAACACTAAAACTACTCAATACCCCAGCAGGCAAAATCGCCCAACAAATTGTTTTGGACGGTGGCTCACTGGGTATCTCCTCTCGTGGTTTAGGTTCAACTCGTCAAGAGCGTGGGCTAACTATGGTAGAGGACGACTTCACACTTATTTGCTTTGACCTTGTTTCAGAGGCATCCACCCCCGGTGCATACCTTATGAAAGAGGCAAAGGAAAGAGAAATATTTGGCAAGGCTGACAGAATCAACCGCGCCCTCAATGACATTCTTGTCGGAAGAAAATAAATGAACGAGAACCAACTAAGAGAAATAATCAAAGAAGAAATACAAGCAGTCGTCACCGAAGGTATGCTCGACAATGTTGGTCTCAAAGACGTAGAAGTCTCCGAGGACGACTACAAAAAGTTTGCTGAAGTAGTAAAGACTATGTTTGGTGGTTCTATTGATAAAGAAGACATTCCCGCTAAATGGGAAAAAACAATAGGCTACCCCCTAATGAAACCCGAACTAAAGAACCTCGCTAACAGACTTATGAGAGACAGACTTCTTTACTTGGGTGGAGACTTTGACCTATGAATAAAGAACAGTTGAGAAAACTTATCAAAGAAGAACTACAAGCAGTTCTCAACGAAGACGGACACACAGATGTATCTTCTGCCCGTCGTCAAGCAAAACTCGCCATCGAGGATAGTCAAGATATTCTACAACACCTAGAAGGTTTCAGCGCAGAGCAAGACCTTCCTTCTTGGTGGATGAAGAAAGTGGCTTTGGCTTCTGCTTATCTCAACAGCGCAAGAGACTACTTACTAACAAGCGGCGAACCTATGAATGAAATGGACGCTGGCGAGCAAAGAAGAAAGTGCGCTCGTTTGAAGCAAACGCACGAGAGAGCAAGCTATGGCGCTCTCACAGACCCAACGGGTTATGATGTTATCGAGATGCAAAAGATCGAAAAAATAGCAGCAAAGTTTGACTGCGATTGGTTGAGAGAACTATGAAGCGAGAACAACTAAAAAAACTTATTAAACCCATTATCAAAGAGTGCATCCATGAAGTTATTATCGAGGAAGGCATTCTTACAAAGGTTGTAGCAGAGGTGGCTAAAGGAATGGGCAATGTTATTGTTGAAGCAAAACAACCAGAGCCTACACCAGAACCACAAAGAAACACAAACCAAGAAGCAATAGAACTACAAAAGAAGCGCCTTGCCGAGAAAAGACAAATGCTTACAAAAGCAGTAGGCGAAGGTGCGTATTCAAACATTTTTGAGGGAATCGAACCAATGGACGCACCCGTTGAAGGTGCAGCCTCCGCTAGTCCTATGGCTGGCGTAAGTGCAAAAGACCCTGGTGTGGACATTTCAGGCATCATGGCTCTTGGAGGGAAAAACTGGAAATCCCTAGCCACAGCTAAAAAGAGGTAACATG